TAAGTAAAACACTAAAGTTCAAGGGAGCCATATGGCAAAATTATCAGCAGAAAATGTTATTCGTCTAAAGCAATTAGTAAAAGACGGAGTAAGTATTTTACAAGAATGTGAAGACCTTAAGGGTGGACTATCCGATACTATTAAGGCAGTAGCCGAAGAATTGGAAGTGAAACCGGCACAATTAAATAAACTTATTAAGATCTGCCAAAAAGGTAAGATGAATAACACTCGAGAGGACTGGGACGAGTTAGAGGAGTTGTATAAATCCGGAGGGTTGGGTTAATGTACATTGATAGTTTTTTTAAACGCAGTGGAGAAAGTGAAGTAATTAGGGTCGTAGAACGTATAAATGGTAAACGTGTATACAAAGAATATGCGCCGGATTATCATTTCTATCTAAGTGACCATAAAGGAATACATAAGACTATCTATGGCGATACTGTAAAGAAGATTATCCCAAAATCTTATACAGAAAAACAAAAGCTAATGAAAACAATGTCAAGCAATGTTAGGAAATGGGAATCTGATGTAAATCCTATCGCTCGTTGTTTAGAAAATAACTATCATTCAGGTGAGGCACCTGCGTTACATGTAGCATTTTTCGACATCGAGACAAGTTTTGATAAGGAGCTAGGATGGTCCGAAGCGTCTGATGCCAACAATTATATTACGGCAATATCTGTACATTTACAGTGGATTGACGAAATTGTTTGTTTGTCAGTGCCACCCGAGACATTAACATGGGAAGAAGCAAATATAATTGCCGACAAAGTAGGAAGTACTGTATTATTTAAAACTGAAGCAGAAATGCTTAATGCATTTATTGACGTTATAGAAGATGCAGATGTATTGTCTGGGTGGAATTCAGAAGCATATGATATACCTTACACTATAAATCGTATTAAAAGAGTGCTTGGTAAAAATGAAGCAAGACGTTTATGCCTCTGGGAGCAAATGCCAAAAGAGCGTACATTTGAACGTGGTGGCAGGGAAGCTCTAACTTATGACCTTGTTGGGCGAGTTGCTATGGATTATATGCAGATTTATAAGCAATATAACTACGAAGAACGGCATAGTTATGCACTAAATGCAATTGCTGAAGTTGAGTTAGATGAAACAAAACTTGCTTACGAGGGTACTTTAGATGAACTATATAATGATGACTACGAACAGTTTTTACAATATAATCTTCAAGATACACGATTGCTAGATAAGTTAGATAAGAAATTACAATTTATTGATTTAGCAAATTCTATTGCACATTCTAGCTGTGTACTGATCCCTGCAGTTATGGGAGCAGTAGCAGTTACTGATCAGAACGTATTAATGGAAGCACACAATCGTAATATGATATGTCCAGATAAAAAACACGGGCATACATCTGATGATGCAAGAGCAGCAGGTGGATGGGTGGCAACTCCGCGTAAAGGATTCCACAGATGGATCGGATCAACAGACATGAAATCCCTGTATCCATCTGTTATTAGAACTTTTAATATGAGTCCAGAAATGATTATTGGGCAGATTAGATTAGACCGTACTAATCAAGCAATTACAGACTATATGAAGAAGGGTGCGAAATATACGTTTGCAGCATGGTGGAATGATAGATTTAATGTTCTGGAAATGGAAGATTTCTATAATCAAGATATTGGCACCAAATTAATTCTTGATATGGAAGATGGGTCTGAATTTAGTGTTACTGGAAAAGAACTACACGATTTAATATTTAAAAGTGACCAACCTTGGTGTATTAGTGCTAATGGCACAATTTTTAAAACAGATACAGACGGAGTTATTCCTAGCTTGCTAACACGTTGGTATAGCGAACGTAAAACTCTACAAGGTATAATGACAAACTATGAGGATGTTAAAGACAATGCTAAAATTACTGGTGTAAGTATTCCGTCAGAATTATTTTCTAACGACGATATCAGTGATGTAGAAACAAAGGCAAATCCATATTTAGATGCAGAAGCATACAAACCTAAAAAGTTGAAAGAAATTATATCCGAAGGTCATACAAAGCGTGTTGTACAATACATGAATCAACACAATTTAATGGTTAAGGATGGTAAAGCAATACATCGTGATCAGGATACGTTAGGTCGCATTGTTGGCTTCTGGGACAAACGTCAGTTGGTTAAGAAAATTAACTTGAACTCTGCATACGGTGCGTTATTGAATGCTGGTAGTAGATTTTTTGATCAACGCTTAGGACAATCAACTACACTAACTGGTAGGACAATTACCAAGCATATGGCAGCTGAAACTAATCAAATGATTACCGGCGAATATGATCACTACGGTAAGGCAATTGTATATGGAGATACCGACTCCAGTTATTTTTCAGCATATCCAATTCTTAAAGATGAAATTGCACGGGGTGATATTGAATGGACTAAAGAAAGTGTTGTAGATTTATACGATGATTTGGCTAAAGCAGTATCCGCTACATTCCCAGAATTCTTGTTGAAGAACTTACACGTACCGATCAAACGTTCGACTGGTGTTATTGCAAGTTCACGTGAAACAGTTTCTGAAACAGGTATTTGGATGGTTAAGAAACGCTATGCTTGTTTGATGTATGATAAAGATGGAATCCGTTTAGACGTAGGCGGTAAGGTCGGTAAAGTAAAAGCGATGGGGCTAGATTTAAAACGTGCAGATACTCCAAAGTTCGTACAAAAGTTCTTATCAGAAATTCTTATGGACACACTTACAGATAAAGGCGAAAATACTGTTATTGAAAAAGTAAGATTGTTTAAAGAGAAGTTTGAAGATATGAAACCGTGGCAGCAAGGTACTCCGCGTGGTGTGAATAAACTTACACATTACAGGGAAAAGTTAGAAGATGCTGGCCGAAAGAAGTTAAAAGGCATCGAAGTCGGTAACTTGCATGTCCCGGGGCATGTAACAGCAAGTCTAGCATGGAATAGACTTAAAGAAATACATATGGATCAACATGCAATGCGTATTATTGACGGCCAAAAAATTATCGTGTGCAAACTTCGAGAGACAAGTGAAAATAGACTAACTTCAATTGCATATCCTGTGGATGAAGATCGACTTCCTGATTGGTTTACTTCATTACCGTTTGATAGTGAGGGTATGATGACCGGCATTGTAGATCAAAAAGTTCGAAATTTACTTTCAGTGCTTAATTGGGACTTGACTGCAACAAGTAAAGAATCTGTTCATTTTAATTCTTTATTTGGATTTTAATATTTTACTTATTGGACAGTAAATAAAACTGTTGACTTTCTATGTGAAGTCCTATATAATAAGTGAAAGGGAGATTATTATGTCGTGGTTTAAAAAGCAAGCTATTATTACTCCACATATCAATCCACTTAATATAGTATCTAGCATTGGCATATATCCAGTGTATGATCTAGACGGTAGATTTTTGTGTGATGAATTACAAGTTACTATCGATAACCGATTAATATCACTAACAGATTATATTAATACATTAGTAGATGAAAAAATTAAAAATAAGGAAATTAAATGAATATTTTAGATAGCATGAAAGACATTATTAAGCATACTAATTCTCTAGGATTTGTAGAGATGGTAAAAATCGTAGGTACATCAACTGATGCAACGATTGAATCAATCGATGCCGATAAGACTGTTGTTATTTTTGGTAGTATGTATCAACCAATTACAGGCATTGAATCAACTGTAGGGCTATCTCGTATTGCGATATTAAAGGGATTTATTGACTTTCCACCATTTGCAAGTGATAAAGCAAAAATTAGTACTGCTACCGAAGTTCGTAACGGTATTACTGTGCCGACTGAAGTTAATTTTAATAGTGGATCAGGACATAAAGCAAGTTATCGGTTTATGAGTGAAACTATGGTAAATGAACAGATTAAAGTTCCGCCATTTAAAGGTGCAACTTGGAATGTTACCATTACCCCAGAGAAAAAGAAAATTTCAGAATTAGCATATATGCAAGGCACATTAGGAGGTTTTGAAAAACGTTTTACAGTAAGTGTTGATTCTACAAATACTCTAATGTTTAATGTTGGAAACGGGCCCGCAGATAAAACAGAATTACCTTTTGCAGATAATGTAACGGGCACATTAAAGCATCAATGGTCCTGGCCTTTGACTCAAGTTCTTAGTATTCTTAAACTAAGTGATACTGCATCTACATGTTCGATGAGTTTCTCGGATATGGGTGTTATGAAGATAGAAGTTGATTCGGGTATCGGAATTTATCAATATATTTTACCAGCAGGTCAGGGTTAATTTAATGAGTGTAATATTAAAGGAAAATAATGACAATTAATTTAGGAGAACGGCATGATCACGGAAGATGGGCCCGATATCTTCCTGCTATTTCGGGATTCTACACAACACATTTGGGTAAGGATTTATCGGATCCGGCATTTATTCCTGAATCTCGTGTTCCTGAAAAATTCGAACATGGAATGCAAGGGTTAAATTTCTTAGATCCAGTAAATTCATATTATCATTATCCTTATGGGTTATTTTCCGCAGGTCATGCAGAGCGTAAATTAACCAAGTGTGACGAAAGAGAACCTATGATTCATAAGCGTGATAGAGAAAAGACTATCATTATTGGTGACTCCGGTGGATTTCAGATTGCTACGGGTGTTATCAAGTTAGATTGGAAAACAGTAAAAGGTCCAGAGGGCGACAAATTAAGAGAAGAAATTCTTAGATATTTAGAACATACATCCGATTGGTCGATGACACTTGATGTACCTGCATTTGCTGCATTACCTCCTTTTACTGAAAAAACTGGATTGACTAAATTTGAGGATTGCTTAGATGTAACAGAACATAATCTTCATTATTTTATGAAAAACCGTATACCAGGTGCAACTAAGTTCTTAAATGTATTATCGGGTAGTGATAGTGAAAACTCTAAGCAATGGTATGATTCTGTAAAAGTATTTAGTCAGCCCGATATTGTAGAAGCACTAGGTTATACACGTGACCGTACATTAGAAGGTTGGGCATTTGCTGGTTGCAATATGAGACAAATGAAAACTACTTTACAACGTTTGCTCAATTTGCGCGATGACGGATTATTAGAAGGTAAAGATTGGATTCATTTTCTAGGTATCGGTAGATTAGACTGGGCATGTTATTTAACGTCTATTGAAAGACAGATTAAGAAACACTATAATCCGAATATAAGCATTAGTTTTGATGCTGCATCGCCATTCGTTGCAGCAGGCGGGTATGCATTATCTTATGATTATACTCATTTTAGTGCAGACAGACTTACATATTCTATGGGCAAAGGTATCGATGATAAAAGTATGAAAGGAAGTAAGAATTGCATGCCATACGGCGGACCAATTAATGGTAGACTAGTTGTTGGAGACATGTGTGTAATGGGCCCAGGCGATGTAAATAAGCATGGTAAAGAAGGTAAAACAAGTTGGGATACAACCTCCTATGCACTTGCTATGGCACATAATGTTTTTAATCATATTGATGCCGTCCAGGAAATTAATCGTCTGGCCGATATTGCATATGCTACACTTGGTCCAGTCGATACATCCGAATGGTATCGTTACAATGGTAAAAAAAGAAATACAAATAAAAATGATTTCGTGCCTAATAACATAATTTATTTTAATTCTTTTGTTGAAAAACTATTTGATCCAACTAATGTAGACCCATATAAAATGTTAGATGAATATACTGACTTTTTAAATAGTATTAGTTTTGGTAATAAAAAAGTTGTATCCACAATGGGACACGAAGATATGTGGGGTAAGGTAGAGGATACATCGACTCAGGGATTACCAGACTCTCAAGATATGGCTGATATGGATAATATGAGTCTTGCAGAAGAAGAACATGATCTAGAAGAACATGAATATAGCATTGTAAAAAATTTAGTGCTTTAGAGAATCTTATACAAGTACGAAAGGATTGTATACCCTAGTAATTAGTATATAGATTATATGTATGGTATGGCGAATGGGACGATATCGTCCCATTCGATTTTGCAGACAATAGTGCTGCCTTTCTAAAATTATCTCCTAAGAATAATATAAAGGTATGGTACAAATCTAAAAAAGGAATATAGATGAATAATATTATTGTAATTTTCCATGGCAACTGTGCAGATGGGTTTACCTCTGCATGGCTCGTGAATAAAGTATATCCCGGTGCCGAGTTTGTAGCAGGGTTCTATCAAACGACCCCGCCTAACGTAACAGGCAAGATTGTGTATATGGTTGACTTTAGTTATACACGACCGGTAATGGAAGAACTTGCAAGTAAAGCATTAAAAATAATACACATTGATCATCATGATACTGCTATTAGAGCATTAGAAGGATTTGATCCAGAAAACTTAGAAAAATTCTATAGTCCAACAAATACAGAAAGTGGTGCAATGCTTACATGGCGTTACTTCTGGCCAGACACAGAGGTACCTATGTTTGTTAAACACATTGACGACAGAGATCGATGGAAGTTTCTATTACCTGGTACACGTGAAATTCAAGCCAATGTATTCAGCTACGATTACACATTTGAAAACTGGGACATGTTGTTCACTCAGAACGTAGATGAACAGATTAAAGACGGTACAGCAATTGAGCGAGCACAGGCAAAAAATATTAAAGAACTAATGGATGTAGTAGTTCGTAGGGTAAACATATCGGGATATAATGTTCCGTGTGCAAATATTCCTTATATGTTTGGTTCCGATATGTGCTCCATACTTGCGAAGAACGAGCCTTTTGCTGTATACTACTATGACACACTTGGTAGTCGTATATTTGGCTTACGCTCCGACCTAAATGGAGTGCATGTAGGCGATATTGCTAAACAGTTTGGTGGTGGCGGGCACGAACATGCATCTGGGTTTAAGATAAGTTACAAAGATGCGCATAAATTTGAAATTTGAAAGGATTTAAATGAACCTGTATAATATGTTAGCTGGATATAATCCTAGTAGCGAGCAAATACTCAATCTCTTGGAGCTAAATTCTGAAGTTTTTGGTAGATACCGTGATGTATTTATTGACGGCAACTATATTGTAGTGCATACTCGTTGTGGAGGAGGAAATAGGGAAGACTATCAGCATGTATTCGACGATGTCTCAACTCATAAATGGTATAGTCATGATGTAGATTGTGATTATGATTCCACATATGCAGATATCTATTTTTCAATACCATATGGACCAGACCACTCGGCAGCAGCACTACTTAACCAAGGTATTCCATCGACGCAAAGATGGGATGAAATTTTAAAGGTATTAAAATGACTGAGAATAAATTATTTATAGTAGAAACTATTTCAACATTTCGTCATCGCTATGTTGTTGAAGCTAAAGAATTGACACATGCATATGACGAAGTAACAATGCGTGATGCAACCGAAGACAAATATCAATTCGATGAAGTTACTCAGAAACACTTGGGTGAGAATATTATTCAGGGAAGGGAGATTACTAAAGAAGAATTTGATCAGATGTTAGTAGATCTAAAAGACGATAAAGATGAATTAGCCTCTTACTGGATGGGCGATAAGTTAATTCGTAAAATTAACTATGACGAATAAGATAAAAATAGAAAAACATGCTATTGGTCCCAGAACTCATACATTATCAGCAAAATGGTCAGTAGAGGAAGTCGTAGACAGCGGGTTTTTTTGCCCGATACTACCTAAGCCGGTCAGTAAAATGACTAAACATGAGGAAGCTGACGAGATTGTTCGCCGACTTTCTACACCTCCAAGAACTCAAAAAGAAATAGAAATAGATATAGATGCATTAATGAGTACCATGGCAGCTGAAATATCTAAAGAAATAGATAATGAAATGCTTGAAAAAATTAGAGAGGTATATGCTAAAGATAGAAGCTAAACATATAGACATATTAGGTCAACCATTATCAGTTAATAACTACATAGCAGTTGCACACCACAATAATTTATATATTTGCTCCATAATTAAAATAACACCAAAACAGGTAAGAGTAAAACCAATAAGCAGCAGTGGTAAAGGCTGGTTAAAATACCCATCTGAAATGGTTTTATTATCGGGACCAGATGCATTAGTATATATTTTAAAACACGCAGGAGCATAAATGAAAGCATTATTAGCAGGATTTGGCGGAATAGGTGCCAACGTCTATTATCCAGAATTAAAGAAATTAGGATATGAAGTATATATCTTAGACGCAGTTGCACAACAAGCAAATTACAAAGATGTAATGCAAATTTATAATGCATTTGATATTGCTGTAGTATGTACTCCAAACTTTACACACAGTAAAATTGCAGAAAGGCTTGCATATACAGGCACACAGCAGATCTTCGTAGAAAAGCCTGGTGTAGAAGATTCCTTGAGCTGGAAAAATTTGTGCGAAACATATCCAAACACAAAGTTTCATATGGTTAAGAATAATATGTATCGCGATAGTTACGGCGATATATTTAATCATAAAGATAAAGAATTAATCGGAGTAGATATTAATTGGCTAAACGACAATCGTATCCCAAACCCGGGTAGTTGGTTTACAACAAAAGTAAGGGCGTATGGGGGTATTTCTAGAGACCTTATGCCACATCTATATTGCTTTGCTGTTAAATTGTTTGGACTAGAAGCTATGAAGAATGCAAAAATTGAACAATCGTGTTATCAGCGTTGGGATTTATCATCCATCTCCACAACTGATTATGGACAAGTATCTGCAAATGGGATATACAACGTTGACGACAACGCACTTGTTTCGACAAAGATCGGTAATGTATCTTTACGCATGAATGCTTCCTGGAAAGAGGGATACAATAAACAATCAATTACATTATTCTTTAAAGATGGCACAACATATGAATGGGAATTTGGGTTATGTCCTGCAGAAGCTTACGGTAAGATGTTGCAAGATACTACAGATACATATGATATGGATGTACAAATACATGAATTCTTAGAGAGATTTAATGACTAGACTATTCTACACAACAGGCAAACAAGATATTATTCACGAAGAGTGGGATAAGCCTGAAATTACTAATAATGAAATCGAAGTACAGTCTGTATTTACTGGCATGTGCAGATCCGATATTGATATGTACTGTGGTACGTTCCAACTATTACCTAAAACTATACAAGGACACGAAAGTGTTGGTATTGTAACAAAGGTAGGTAAAGATATTAAAGATGTTAAAGAAGGCGATTATGTTGCAACACGTGGCGAACCTGCTTTTGCAGATTTCTATAATTGTCCACATCGAATGTTTGTAAAGATTCCCGAGTTATCACCTAAATATATTATTGAACCGGTCGCATGTGCAATTAATATTGCCGAATCCGGAATCGCTGCAAGGTTTGGTAACGACGAAGTACTAATATTAGGATCTGGATTCTTATCTACGATAGTATATACTTATTATAAAAACAATAATAGAGTACAACCGGGACAAGTAACTGTTGTTGGAAATGCTAATAGAGATTTCTGGACTAAGCAAGGCATCGAATTAGTAAATGCTTTAGATATAGCTGGAAAAAAGTTCAAGAACGTAATTGATATTTCAGAGAAACCAGAATACCTCGACTTGAATTTTTATGCGGAAGGTGCTAATATTGTGTTAGCAGCAGAGAAGCACCCAGCTGCTAATTTAACATTTGGACAATTCTTATGGAACGCAACTAATATTAAATTTCCTAGTCCACGCAATTATTACTTTTATGATTGTATGGTAGATGCTGTAGCATCAATTAAAAGCGGGGAGATTGATGTTAGCACACTATGGACAAAATCTTACGATAGAGAAACAGACGTGGAATTAGCGTTTAAGGAAGGGTTACATAGAGCACCTGGATATGGAAGAGGATATATAGAATGGCAACATTAAAACCTACAATTTGGATTTTCGGTATCGAACCGATCGCTAGCCGCTATACAATTCAGTGGCACACACATATTATAGAACTCTTAACTGAAAAGTGTGGTGATAAATTTAATATTATGCAGATAGACGGCATACAAAATAATACAGTACCTACACCTGGTGCATTTTTAAATTTCTCTGATACAAATTACTGGAAGAGTTCTCAGTTATGTAAGTGGCTAGAATACTATAATAAAGGAAAAGTATCACCGGAAGATCAATTTCTATTTACTGATGCATGGAATCCAGTAATTACTCAAATCAAATATATGAACGACTTACTTGGGTATAATTGGAAATTACATGGACTATGGCATGCAGGTAGCTGGGATAAAGAAGATTTCTTAGGACGGCTAATTGGAGATAAACCTTGGGTAAAAAATATTGAAAAATCAATATACAGTGCATTAGACCATAATTATTTTGCAACTGATTTCCATGTTCGAATATTTATGGAAAATTTACTTAATAATGGGCTGGTTAGTGAAAATCCATGGTTTGAGGAAGATTGGGCAGAACGTTACGATGATGGTAAAATAGTTAAAACTGGCTGGCCATTGGAATATATGGAAGATGTATTACTTCCATATAAAACCCTAGTTAAACGAAATCTTATTTTATTCCCTCATCGCATAGCACCCGAGAAACAGGTAGAAATTTTTAGAGATTTGGCATTATCGTTGCCTCAATATGAGTTCGTTGTATGTCAGGATAAACAGCTTAGTAAGCACGAATATCACACACTTTTAGGTGAATCTAAGATGGTATTTAGTGCAAGTAAACAAGAGACACTTGGACTGTCACCGATGGAAGGGATTATCCTGAATTCTATTCCGTTCTTACCAAATCGACTAAGCTATACAGAAATGTATTCGAAAGAATATTTATATCCATCGGAGTGGACCGATAGTTATGATAGTTATATAACCCATAAATTAGAAATTGTGAATAAAATTATATATATAATGGAAAATTATGATATATACAGTACACAACTAAAAGAGTATGCGTCGACTCACTTATTAAAATATTCGACAGCAACAGCCTTAACAAACAAATTATCAGGAATATAAAATGACAACATTTACAAGAAACGGGCACGAAGGCGTTAAATTCTTTATCGGCGGAGAAATCGAGCATACCCCTGCATTCAATAAGAAAACACTTTTTGTTGTAGGTTTGCAAGATATTGATACAATCCTAAGACTTACACAAGAACATAATATTAAACATGTTTTCTTAAGTGCAAATAGATCGTTCGACACTGTGTCTAAAGTTAATGGGGTGTATATGGTCGAGAATACACTTGCAAGCGACTGGGAAAAACAAATTCATTTGCTACTCGATAGCGGATATATGGTATCACTAGATTATCCTGCACACAAACACGTAATGGTATTAGAGATACTTAATAAAGGTATCTGGCAATCGCGTAATTTTGTACCAATCCTTAGTGTAGCAATTCCACATGTAAGTACATCTAGTGTTAACTTAACTATTAAAATTGATGATAGTAACTTTGGTGCAACTAATCCGGGGGTATGGTGCATTAATCATCACGAAATTACAGACAGTAATCGTTTTACAGGATGGAATGAATACGGTGATGATCTAGTTCTTGATTTTGATGGATCCGAAACAGCCAATCCCGCAGTTATCGAAACACAGGACCGCAGAGTATATACTATCGATATTGACAATATGGATGCAGATCAGGCATTAGAAGTAGTTACTACGGCAATGAAAGATGCAGATACTCTCAATCAAACTGAACTCGGGCTCGATGTTTCGGCAGTATCTTCGTTAAAATCGATACCAGAGAGTTTAAAGGCAATGGTACCGGCTACACCTGTTGCTGCCGCTGAAGCTTATGCAGCCGGTGCAACTTCGGATCCTTTGTCAGAAAAAGAATCTAAAAAACCGGAATCGGCTAAACCTGCTGCTAAAGTAGTATCTAAAATCTCTAAAGCAACAAAATAAAAATATATTTCTAAAGTTGTTATATAATAAGAGATTGTATATGTGAAAATTAGCTGCTACAAACTAGACGAGTACATTAACTAGCTAGTGCAGCTAGTTAATAATTTCGATAACAATAATTTAGAAATTAAACTAATAGGTATTAAACAAATGATAAAAACGTTTATAAAAGTCAGAACCGAATTTGAAGGATTTCACTTTTACCCAAACGCAGGTGATATAGACGAGAAAATTAAGTTCTTAGAATATACACACAGGCATACTTTTAAAGTAGAAGTAAAGATCCAAGTAACCCATTTAGATAGAGAATTAGAATTTTTCTTAGTAAAGTGGGCATTAGCTGATTTTATTAAAGCAGGAAATTATAATCATAAATCCTGTGAAATGATTGCGTGTGACCTATTAAATAATCATTTAATCCCTACATATGGCAATAATAGGTACTACGAAATTGTTGTGTCAGAGGACGGCGAGTCTGATGGTATAATAGAATATCACAATTGCTAAAATTAATATGGTAAATTATGGGAATTCTGTTGCAACTCTTAAGTTCGATTCAGAAGTTGTTTGAGGCTAAAGTGGAAATTAGTGAAATAATATACCCAGTACCCGAGTTTGATGGAAAATATAAAATAATTATTAAACACGGGTACGATTTCGGTAATGGGTACGATAATGCACATATGACAGAAGTATTTGAATGGATAAATCTACATAGTAACGGAAGCGTTGATGTAAAATTATCAGAGACTTCTAGACACTGTTATATAGCATTCGAAGATCTAGACGATGCACTTGTATTTAAAATAATATATTCAACATGACAACAGAAAATACTCCCGTACCCAATACATCTGTATATACTACTCTTAGTACAGCTACAAATGGTTCTATTTTAACGAATAATATTACCGGAACGACAACAGGTGTAAGCTGGTCGAATTATAATATACCCATAATTCCGACTGCAGAAGAATTTAAAAACTTGGCAGATTGTATAACAAGGATAGAAGCCCGACTTGCTATTTTACATCCAAATCACCTATTGCAAGATAGATTTCCGGCATTGCAAGAAGCATATGATACATATAAGATGGTAGAAAAACTAGTACAAGATCCAATAAAGGAAAAATTATGAAACAAGTAACTGACCATCAATCCGAATGTCTGCTTATATTAATGGAAGAGTGTGCCGAAGTAATTCAAGTAGCATCTAAGATTAAACGGTTCGGACTAATCGGTAAAAGATTAGATTCTTATACAAATTTAGAAGCACTAGAAATGGAAATCGGGGACTGTCTGGCCCTAATAGATTTAGTTAGAGATGCTGGACTGGGTTTAACTGCTCAAGGTATCGAGCAAGCAAAACAGAACAAATTATTACGAGTATCCAAGTATATGCATACGTGGAACGATGTAAAAACTGGGGAATAATATGCTTGATTGGTTTAGAAAACTAGTAGTATCTAAGTTTAATATGACAGCAAATACGCGCACCAGTAATACTAGAGAAAAATCTAGTAAAGATACTACAGCACTATTTACCGGGGCATCCTACGCTACAATTGGTAATAATTATTCTACTACAACGGGTACTGCATCCTATACCGGATATAAAAATCAGGTATTTAATGTAACCCAACCGGTATTTACATTCTCTACTCCTGTTACTAATATTATTACCCTTAATGGGGCAAATAATGTAGAAATCGTTCGTTTAAATATCGATGGTTCAGTAACTTGGCCTAATGGTGAAGATATTAATGCTGCTGCTAAAGCATTTTCGACTGCATTATCTTTAGGTGCAGAACAAATAGCTGGTATAACATCGGGTGTAAAAATCAGAATGCGAGATAGTGTGTTTGAAGACTTAATAAGTATTGCTAAAGATAAAGGCTCTCTTACATCAGCTGACTTGACTTATCTGCTAGAAGCAAGTAAAATAGTTGAAAAGTTACAAGGGGCTGAATAATGGAAGATATTAAAAACCTTCTATACCGTGCGTGGATAGACGGGTTTATACATGGTTTAGAACCTGGGTTAACAAATAATCCATTTGAAAAGTGGTTTATGACTATAGATCTAGCGGCATGGATTATTGCAGGTAAACTAAAAAGTAAAGATGTAGACACAATAATTTATAAAGAGTAAATATGAGCAAAGATAAAAAATATAAATATTCGGAAATATTCGGAAAAACAATTCAAGGTGAAGGGAAATATACGGGATCACCGACTGTATGGATTCGATTCTGGGGATGCAATTTTGAATGTAGTGGGTTTGGCCAAGATAATCCAGAAGATAAAAATACGTACAATTTAGATTATCAAACTATAGATGTTAGTTCTATAAAAAGAATGGAGGATCTTCCAGTGTTTAGCAGAGGATGCGATAGTTCTTACAGCTGGTCGAAAAAATTTGCACATTTAGCACATACAGACACAGTTGAAGAAATATGTAATAAATTAGAATCGTATCTAAGTTCGGACAGTAATCCAGACGGAAAATTTTTACATCCAGTTAGTAATCAGTGGATACACTTAGCATTTACTGGTGGTGAGCCAATGATGAATCAAAATGGTATTGTCGATATTTTAAAAGAATTTAGTCGCCGAAAGAATAATCCAAGATATATAACAATAGAAACAAATGGTACGCAGAATGCAAGATCTAAATTTGAAATTTATATGTCTAAACAGGAAAAAGAAGTTGTTATAGAAAAAGGCACATCTATAGAAGATATAGAATATTTCATGGACGAAACATTTCATAATACTATGCCTGATAGAGAATTATTCTGGAGTGTTAGTCCTAAACTATATTTAAGTGGCGAATTTAAAGCAGATACATTATTGCCAAATATATTGGAACAATATAAGAATATCTCAAATCACGGACAGTTAAAATATGTTTCTAATGGAACTGAAAGGTCTTGGAAAGAAGTAAAAGAATTTACAGACGAATACAGAAAGAAAAATGTAGACTGGGAAGTATGGATTATGCCTGTTGGTGCTGATATCGAAGGCCAGAATAAAATATCTGCTAAAGTCACTGAAGGTGCAGTTGAGCGCGGATACAATGTAGCAGCTAGAGTTCATACATATATTTTTGGTAACTCCATTGGTAAATAATCCAGATGGATTTTCCTGCAGGATTTTCGAGACCAGATTTGGTTTTTAAAATAGCCAGGTCAGATTAACATAAATAAACAGCATACATTATAGGAATAATATGGCAAAATTACCATTTAAATTAATACCAGGGTCGTGGGGAGTAAAGGGCAGGACAAGAGCAATAATGCAGGCAGAATATGAGCTTAATGGATATGAACTTGACCGTGCATTAATACAAATCAATGCTGAGGATTTTACTTCAGAAGAAAACACAAGAAAATATATTGAAGCTCAACGAAAATATAACAAGATTACTGAAGCACAATATCATCGAGAACTTGCTACACTAATTAAAGATGAAAAGCAACGTACATTTGCTATACTCGAACTTGATTGGCGTGAAGGTAAGATTACAGAATTAGAGTATCAAAAAACTACAGCAACACTTAGAGACGAGCCATGGGTCATTGTATTGAACATGGACTTTGGTGGCAAGAGTGCGTTAGAAGGTAGTTTTGAACTTGATTGGAATGAACAGTTCGTAGAAAAACTTAAAGCAGAAGGCTATGTTGGTGTTTCCGATGATGTCATTGTGAATCAGTGGTTCATGGAAGTTTGCAGGAATGTAGCTATGGAAGAATTTGATGGTACCGGCAACTTTACAGCTGATTCGGAAGCCAATCTGGATGCTGTGAAACGTTGGAGTGCAGATTCGAAATCCTTTGGCGATGGTCGAAAAGGTTATAAATGATACGTCAGGGATTCTACGCAATGAAACGTCGACTCGGCGGATCGAAACTTACTCCAAGAGAAAAACTCTTAGTAAATTGGTATCCTTGCCCTGGATGCCAACCTCATCCGATACCCGATGGAAGACGTAAAGATATACTTTTCGAACATTATCATAATCGTCCACGGAAATCCTGGAGTGTCTATTGGCGTTCACATAAGAAAGAGTATACCGATCTACTGTATAAACTAAATATACATCACTCGACCTAAGTATATGTAAAATATTATAGTTGCACAACCGAAGATAGACTTAGTTATTAAAATATAGTATAATAATATATGAAAAAATTTATCTTAACAGACGCTTCAAACTTGTTCTATAGACAAGTGAAAATGACCAATCCGGCATTGGGTATTGATAGTATGATAGGCATGGGTCTACATATGATATTCCATAGCACTAAAAAAGAATATAATAAATGGCAGGGAGATCATCTTGTATTCTTTATGGAAGGCCGAAGCTGGCGTAAAAAACTATACCCCGGTTATAAAGCCGATCGCGCAGTTACTTTTGCCAAACAAACACCTAAAGAACAAGAAGATCATGTAGTACTAGTAGAAGCATTTGACGACTTTGTCGAATATCTTAATACTAGTACTAATGTCACTGTACTACAGAATCCTCGGGCAGAGGCGGACGACATGATAGCTATATTTATTGAAGCTCATCCAGATGACCAACATATTCTAATTAGCTCAGATTCGGACTTTTTTCAGTTATTAAAATATCCTAATGTTATGCTGTATGATCCTGTTAAAGATATACAGATTCGGCAAGATGGTGTATTTGATGACGATGGTAACAGGCTCGAATTTAAACTTACATCAGATGCTAAGATTAAAGCAGGCGGTAAAGACCCAGATTTTGTATGCGAAAAGGAATGGTATAACTATGCATTATTCCTAAAATGTGTACGTGGAGATAAAACTGATAATATATTCAGTGCATATCCGGGAGTTCGAGAGAAAGGTACCAAGACTACAGTAGGAATTCGCGAAGCCTATAGTGACACTGCTAGAGGCTACAGTTGGAATAATTTTATGTTACAAAAGTGGGTCGATCATGATCAGATAGAACATAGAGTTAAAGAAAAATATGAATTTAATCGTAGTCTAATCGATCTTTCTTTAATCCCCGAAGATGTTAAGACTGAGTGTCTGGTATCCATTGCTGAAAAAACTGGTGTAAAATCTGTACCCGGGGTCGAAATTGGTATGGCCTTCTTTAGATTCTGTGGAAAATGGGCACTTAAGAAAATCGGTGATAATTCGCAAGATTTTATGCCAATGCTAAAGGCCAAATACTCAGCTGACTAATACACAATAAATAAAAATAAGGAATGTTACAAATGATTAAACTTAAACCTATAACTGATACCGCATGGCTAGTAATCGGTGATGCCGATGATACTCGTATTGGGCTATTAACTGAAATACAAAATAAGTATGTATTAATGGTAAAAGGTGAAAAGCAACAATTCCTAAATCGTAAGGAAGTAAATAAATTCTTTGATGAAGATATTTTTAATAATGTAGTAGAAAATATTCCTGATGCAGAAAGCAGAAAGGATTACTATATTAATGGCTATCCGGTTGATTTTGATAATCCAAGTGAAGTCTTTATTAAAGGTAATAAACTTCCGCTTTTTAGTAAAAAAGCATCTAGTGATGTGTTTTACAGCGCCGGATATTATTGCCTTAATTTTACAAAAAATTGGATGCCCGCATTTTGCCCCAAGTTATCTACACTCGGTACATACGAATATACAGGACCTTTTAAAAACGAGTTAGAAATGAAAAACTCTTTAACTAAAATGCGTAAAGAAAAAATAAAATAGAGGTCCAAGTATGAACGAAACAGAAAAATTAAGATCAAGATTAAAAAATATTCAAAGAAATTCGACGGAATATAAAATGACTGTAAAAGAAGCACAATCCTTATTAAGCGAGATTGATAGCTTGCTAATTCCACCAAAAGTCAGTATTACAGAAATTAGTACACCAATTACTACTACTTTAAGAATATTAGACGGTGGTACTTTTTAAGAACTAACCACTGAAATTTTTAGCCTATTATTTTTCATATATAGACTTTCGGCCGCTTTCATAGCGGCTTTTTCTGTTTTAAAATTACCCCATTTTTTACCATTTACAGACAGTGAATACTTCTTGTCCTCTCGTGCTGCTGCCGAATAATATGTATTATTATCTAGTGCTCGTTTAACTGCACCTTCGTTAAATAGTTCTTTTAATGTCATATAAAAATTCCTTATGCATGTATTTATCGATATATCCAATAACCAATAAAAGAAGATTTTTTGATAAATATGGATGTATTCCAACTGGAGATTTAAAATGGCAAGACCAAAACCCACAATTTTGTTAGAAAATGTTAATAAGCAATATAAAGCTGAGCAAGTACTCGACGCCGGAGCTATTTATGCAGTGTTTTATCAAGGTAAACCCATCAACCTTCGTACACTTAGCCATTTAGTATCTTATCCGGGCCCTAAATATAAGAAAGTGAGTTTTTCAAATTCGGGTCATGCATTAAATTTAGCAGACAGAATGAATAAAATGTTTAAGACCACAGACTTTGCAGTTTATAAGTTAACGGTAGGGGAGATTTTCTTAGAAGATGACAAATAATATTAAGATACTATGTCTTTATATAAGCATAGTATCTTAATAATTATAGATATAAGTAAATTTAATGAATATTACATACATCGGTAAAATAGTAGAAAACGGCAATGAGTATTCATCATTTCTTTTAGGAGTGGTGGATTCTTTCTGGATGGATAAGTTTAGAAGAGAAGTAGAAATACAGTTTTTCGATCGAACACATTATATATATTATCTTATGGTAAGATATTATGTTAGGACAAGTAAGACTGAACTGTGGAAATGGATAAATGAAGTAGAATTACCTTACGGAGGTGATATACAAATACTAAATGATAAACATCAAATAATTCTACTATTAACTGCTGATTCGCCAGAAGAAACTGCTTTTAGACTAAAACATAATATTAAGGAATAGTATTAAGAAAGGATTGCGGATATTTTTCTCCAAATTTCCGCATTATTATACCAGCTATACTATTTGCTGCATTCTCAATATCACTGCCATCTGCTCCGTCCATGTCATATCCTTCCATTTTCTGTTTCCAGTGAACTAATTCGTGTGCTAAGGTCCTTAATGTATCAATTGGGTGCCTATTAGTAGATATAACTTTTATACTTTTACCGTCAAACTCACCAAAGGATGACTTCTTTCCAGATCTAATTGAAGGCTGATCACTAATAATTTTTATTTCCGGTAGATCGTTAATTTCTAACTCTTCTTTACATAATTCTATTAAATGCGAAATCATTGGTTCTAAAATTACATCATGAATTTTCATTTTGCTGCTCCAATATATTTTTTATAAAGTTGATCTCTTCTTTCGAGTTTATCTAGACCCGAATTAATTTGCTTTGTAACTGACTTAGTATCAGAAAAATTCGAAACGTGTGGCTGAACTTTCTTCTTCCAATACCATACTGCTAAATCGGCACCGACACTGATGTCATTTGCTAACTCTGGATGATGAAGTAGCGGGATACCTAACTCTTTTTCTGCTTGAGTAAACCAATATTTACCAGATACTTGCAAACCGCCTGCACCTCTATAACTTTCACCATCACCCGAGTGTGTATTACCTAGAAGTTTAGCAATGATTGGCGCGTATTTCGGGTCATATTTTTTAGCAAAATATGCTGCTGTACCTTTTTCTCTTGTGCGAGTAAATCCCATAGTCTCATGAGCGCATTGTGCTAAAAATTGTGCCAATTCTTCGCCTTGTATGCCTGCTTTAACAGCTTTCTTATGCAGTATATCTTCCATTCTTGTACCAGAAAGATTAGGTACGGAAATGATTGTAGGTGCTTGTTGAATATGATGTGTCGGTGGCGGAGTTTCCGGCGGAGTTACTTTACTGCCGCCACTTAGTCCTCCTAGTGCTAGCGCCCCTGCAGCTACCGCGTGTTTCCAGTCTTCGTCTATTTCTTTTTGTGGCTGTATATCAATTAATCTCATCCTATCACCTGAAAATTTTCAAAACGCCATGGGTGTCTTGGATCTGTATCTACTTTAAATAATGAACTTCTATCTGCTAAAGGTGTCCAATTAGTTTGCACACTCGCCATTGTTCCTAGAAATGGCTCAGCCATTTCTAGTATATAATCAAATGGCAGATCCTCCGGTTCAACATAACCCATATTTGGATTTTCTATCATCCATACTATTCCTGCCAGCATATTAGCAACAACTTGAACAGTAGTTGGTCCTTCACCGGGCATAATTGCTATCGCTTCTTTAATCGACATCTGTGATCCATACCACCAACCATTTTCTCCATGTCCTAATAATAGTACACCTAGTTCGTCTATACCACTGACAATTTCTGTCTTAATAATACGTTTCTTATCCTGTATTCTAAGTTCTCTGCCTCTAAATTCATGCACTGATGCAAGTGCCGCATCGCAAGGACAATATGCATAATGAACAGTTGGCCGATAAACTGGATTTCCGTCTTTATCAAACAACGTAAAATAGTCACTCATTGTTACTGATTCGCTATGTTGTACTAAGAAGCCATTAAATGATCCACCTCTTGGAACCCACGACTTGACCATAGTAGCTACTCCCGGCGCATTTAAATAAGCTGCATTACCTGGTCCTTCTCGATGTAGAGCGCCGCCCTTTGGTATAGACTTTTCGTGAGTACCCCAACCCAGTTCGGCCGGAGCTCGGCCTTCAGCCCAAAAACCTTCACAACTCCATGTATTCACAAACTCGCCTTTCATCTTAGGCTTATCGATAACTTGTGTATCACGCTCTGCAATATGTATAACTTTAGTTCCGGTTAGCATCATTAAGTATGCCCATTCTTTACGAGACTTGGGTATATTAAATTCTAAGTTCATTGCAGATGCGATATCAAGTAGTGCTGCCTTAGTAAATTGACTTACGAGCCCCGGGTTAGCACCATTAGTCACCAAGGAAGTAGCACCTATATTCTTCCAAGGCCTAGTAGCTTCTCTCATTTTTCCATGTGCGCTGTATAAAGTTCTTTCAGATAAATCGGGTATTAATTCATCTGGTTCATCGGCCCAACACTCGATGGAAGTATCTGTATAAAGAATATCGTTAGCTAAACACCATGTAACAATTTCTATACCGTCAATATTAAGCGATAAATTTATTATAAGTCCGCCCGGGCTTATATAACTAGATAATTCCTGTGCCATATTATCTTTTACTATTTCTTTAATAATATATTTTACGCCAGTATGTCCGTATTTTTTATGAAACATATCTAAATGGTTATCTTTCTCTAATACGGTGATTTTTCCAGGGTTAACATTTATATGTTTCAACAACATAGGAAGCATAGTTTGTCCTACCGCACCAAACCCTAATAATAAAATTTCGCCGTTGAAGGTTGCCATCTTATTGTTACCACCGAACTCCATACCTTTAATATCGTTTAATCTCATAGTACGCCTTTGTTTTTTTATATTTATCTAAGTTATAACTTGCTACTTAATTTTTTATATGCTATAATAACTTATGAAAAAAATTATCGAGTATACATCTCTTATTACTGCTATGGTTGCATCTCTGTTGCTTGCTCTACACTTACCTTTTGCAGGATGGGCATTTATTTTATATCTTATTTCTAATATTACTTCACTTTATGTACTAAAAGGTAGCGATACTCCAAAAGTAATAATTTATCAAATACTGTTCTTTACTATAATTAATCTTGTTGGTATTAAAGAATGGCTACTCGACGGGCACGAAGAACAGAAAATTATTTGTATTCAAGCTAAATAGCATTATGTTGCCACTTAAAGAACTAATTTTTAATGAAGTAAGAGTTAATCACGAAAAGTCAACGACTTATACCGATGAACAACTTGATAAACTTATCTTTCGTCGTATTGACGGGCTAAGACTTACATTAAGTGGTTTTATAATTATTAAAAATATATTTACTGCTTATTCTTTTAAAATACCGTCTACGCTTAAATCCCGACATCAAATGTCAATGTCTAACATGGAATTTCCGTACTTTCTTACAAGTAAACGGTTAGTCTTATTTTCTGAAATAGATGCATCAGTAATTGCATTATCAGGCGGAATTGAAATTTTTTTAGAAAATTGCAGTCATATTGGAAAATAAAATGGAAGATACTGATCGATCAGCTGAGGCACTATTTGAAGCTCTACTGATATCTCGAGAGTTTAGAGAAGCAACCAGACCGTCATACTATTATCGTGGAAAAATGCATAACGATTGGTGGTATGCTACTAAAGACAGAGATGATATTGTATATTATAATACAGAAAGCAAGTTACACAGAATATATGGACCATCCTATATTAGTTTAAACTACGATATAGAAGCATGGCATAAAGATGGATTACTACATCGTACAGATGGTGGACCAGCATATAGGCATAAAGAATGCCGTTACTGGTTTCAGGAAGGAAAACTACATCGTACGGATGGCCCAGCTGTGGAAGCGCCTGGCCATCCAAAAGAATACTGGATTAACGGGCAGAAGTGGCCAGTGAAGTTTTACAAAAAAGAAATCGCTCGCAGAATGCATAAAGGATTATTATGAGTGAAGAAGAAACGGTCTGAATCTTATGTAGAGATCCGTATAATAATATACTAGTCATCCTAAATGACAAACATGGCAGTTCAAACCCTGACTTTGAAGGTTGGCTAGCTACATTGGGATGGATATTAGATGAATTTGTAAAAGAATACAATAAGAGACAACAAAATGAAAAATCCAATTAAAACTTTTGAACCTAATTTGCTCGGCTCCGACTACTGTATCGGCGATCTTCACGGATCGTTTTCCGTATTTGAAAATCTGATCAAGAACCTTAAATTTAATCCTGCGGTCGACCGTATGTTTTCTGTAGGAGATTTAGTCGATCGAGGGCCAGATAGTCTTAAATGTTTAGATCTAATTCGACGGCCGTGGTTCCATGCTGTATTAGCTAATCACGAAAAGATGATGCTTGGTAAGTTTGATAGACAGTGGGAGGGAGAATATTGGTTTCAAAATGGCGGTCATTGGGGTATGGAAGCATTTAATGATTTCGGTCGACCTAATTATACACCATCGGATGATAGTTTCGAATTACACGATTTGTTACCACTTGTAAGGGAATTACCTTTTCTTATTACAGTAAATACAAAGAGTGGAAAAAAGTTTCACATCTTACATGCTGAATTGCCATCTGGAGTTGCAAATATTACAGACGAAACATTAGCTGATCCTGTAAAATTAATGAACTTAGCTACAACACAACGTGGTGACGGAGAAGCTTTCCTTTGGGCAAGAAGTTTGTTCTATGATTTCTATGAACGTTCTTTAAAAAATAAAGAAAAGATTATTAGATCTATTGCATATGGTAGTAACTACAATGTATTCAACGACGAGTTGTCACATATCATTTCTGGACATACCATTGTGCAAAGACCATTGACTATTATTGGGCAGACGAATATTGATACAGGGGCATACGAATCATATGACCGACCAGCTGTCCCGGGTTCGGACTGCACAATTCTTGCAAGAGAAGGCACAGGATTAACATGCGTTGAATTAGATACATGGAAATTCTACAAGGCAACTGAAGATACTTTCCAAGAAGTAGAGCCATTTGTTGTAACAAGGGCTGATATAGACAATATAACTGATTATATTCCATAAAATCAATTGACGGCATATTTGTGCTGCACTATACTTAGCTATAGAAATGAAATAAATGCCGTAAACTTAAAGGGAGCAAGAAAATGAACGTAACTAAAATTAGAATGTGGTTATACCGTAATCAATCAAAAATTACTTGGTTTATAATCGGTTCTCTAGTTACTACTGGAATCCGCGATTTACTCATGGGTAATATTGTTGGTGCATTGATTTCATTTGTAATTGCATTTTTAAATTATGTAATGGCGGCCTAACATGCTATTATCTGAGGACGTTTTAAGCCGAGTCGACTATTATACATGTAACCGTTTTACGGAAGGTGGTAAAATGTCTTCTGTAACATTATATTGGAAAACAACATGGTGGCAGTTTTGGCTAGAACGGAAGCAGGTAATATCTATGTCTACTGTGCAATCTACTGGGGCGTCTATGAGATGTGCTGATAATGAGTGGATTGAGCTGGTAGAACAGTTAAAACATTGGTTTAATAACTTAACACCCAAGACACATACGGCAAAATTAATAATATTTAAAGGTGGAAAAAATGAATAACGAAAACGACTTACCATATAACCTTATTAAAGGATCGAACAATCACATAATAAAAGTATGGAATAAATTTGTTCCTATGGAATCTGGTGTGTTCGATCAGGCAAGATCCATAACTGAATTAAATGGTGTTGTAGGTCTATCGTTGATGCCTGACGCACATGTGGGTGCTGGCTCGTGTATCGGAACTGTTATTGCAACGACAAATATTGTCATTCCGGCAACAGTTTCGGTAGATATTGGTTGTGGTATGATTGCAGTTCAGCTTTCATTAAAAGCAACCGATCTACCAGACAACTTACATAAGCTTCGTACCGAGATTGAAATGATGGTACCAGTTGGCCAAGACGAGCACTCTATTTCTCGACTAAATCAGTCGGGACATCAAAATACACGAACAGTATTAAACAATCAATTTCGACAATTAGACAAGCAGTTGGATACAATAACGCTAAAACATTTACCAATCGAAAAGATGGTAAAGAATAGTGCAGAAAAAGCGTATCGCCAATTAGGATCACTTGGCGGGGGGAACCATTTTATTGAAATTTCTTTGGATGAAAATCAAAATGTATGGGTAATGTTGCACTCTGGTAGCCGAGGTATTGGTAACGCAATAGGTCGTTACTTTATCGATTTGGCTAAAAAAGATATGGAGAAGAATAATATTCATTTGCCCGATAAAGATTTGGCATACTTACAGGAAGGTAGTCAGCACTTCGATGATTATATCGAAGCTGTCGAATGGGCTCAAGAATACGCTAAACGAAATCGTGATGCTATGTTAGAGCTTGTTATTACGGCTATGACACGGCATTTACCACCCTTTACTATTACTAAGAATGCCGTGAACTGTCATCATAATTATATCAGTAGGGAGGTACACTATGGGCAGAATGTAATTATTACTCGAAAAGGTGCTGTATCTGCACAGCACGGCGAGCTCGGAATAATTCCAGGTTCGATGGGTGCAAAAAGCTTCATTGTAGAAGGACTTGGAAACCAGGATTCCTTTTGCTCTTGTAGCCATGGTTCGGGCAGGGTAATGAGTCGCACTGCTGCTAAAAAGCTCATCACAGTTGAGGATCATATCAAAGCAACCGAAGGGGTCGAGTGTCGTAAAGACGAGGGGATGATTGATGAATCTCCTGCTGCTTACAAAGATATTTTACAAGTTATGCGCTCACAGGAGGATTTGGTACGTATCGTACATACCTTAAAACAATGCCTCTGCGTTAAGGGTTAATATGCAAAAATGGAATGAAACACTATGGCTATTCACTACAGAAGAATTTAATAAACTTCCAGATGGCACAGTTTTAACATCTATCGATAATAACAGAGCAGTTAAAGGGATTGATAATATTGATCTTGACACACGTTATGGACATATTGCGTGGGGAGTACAGGAACCACTAAGTGACCATCCTTTAGCTGAACTTTTTATTGTATTTAAATTAAATTAATACCGGTTGTTTAGACAGGGGTTATACGCTATTATGTGTATAACCTCTTTTACTTTAAGTGAGACAAAATGACTAAGAAAATAATAAATGCTATAGAAAAAATTATTTCTCCGTACGACTTTAATGGTGATCTGAAAAACGTAAAGAAGAAAATAGCTGATCTGATAGCTATATACGGCGCGGGATATGGTTACAGATGCGATGATTGTGGTGCTGTTATTGGAAGCATTAGCATGCCGCGTTCTTGTGCTATACTGTATAAACAGGAAGAAGAAATGAAGCAAGTTGTAGATAGACTGAACGGTGTGTAATGACTGACGAAGAATGGGCGGCAATGATTCAGCAAAATGCCGATGCGCTGGTAGCACAGGGCTTTGTACGCCATCAGGCAAAGATAGATGCCCACTGGGAAAGTCATGTCGATGTCAGTTGGGAAGATTTAAACTTCTTCTTAGACAAATGCAGACGTGATAAGGATGAGGAATCTTTTAATACTGCCATGCGAGTGTTAGAAGCATTACGCAAACAAATTTTAGAGAGAAAGTCAAAATGAAACAATTAAACTTTAGTGTGAACAGCTGGCATTATTGGTTTGCTACTCGTGTAAGTTATGATCCACGATGTGATAACGAGAATATTTGCACATATTTGCGGCATGTTCTGGGTGGCATGTTGTTGGTTACTGTGCTTACTATAATAGGTACAATAGTTGCATACGGCTTAATTGCAATGCTTCTTGGTATTGGTTTTAGTTTGTTATATGGCGCATGGATATTTAGTGAGATTGGCGTAACAACATTCATTCTTACAACAATAATGTCGGTATGGGCTGTTACATATTTTCTATTTACAGGAATAGGCGAATACAGGCACAACAGAAACGAAGCTTATAGGGATGCAATACGGAATGGCACAATTCCACGACCGATTGACGGATTTGTTAAAAATGCTTACAAAAGTTGGAAACAAAAGTATTGCGTAAAGATTAATTTTATCGATAAGTCCACCGAAACAAAATGGGACGGCACTTAATCATGTTGCCAAAATACTTAAAAGATAATAGATACGTACATCGTACAAAAATGATAGCACTATACGGCAAAGAACCCGAAACATTGAACGAACTTGCTGAATGTGTTATTAAGTATATTAGTGTAAAAAGTCCTGTTGCTGGATTTTCATGGCATGTTACACACTACGATGTAAGCAATAGCCATGCTGCACCAATCGAAGGCGAAACTAACTGGGGTGGGCGGAAAAAAGATGTACCAAGATCGTATCCCGGCTGGGAAGGTCGAGTGTTTATTAGATATGCAGATAAATTCAAAGACTCCGGCAGTACACCATTTGGCAGCACACTAACATATCCGGGTTCAGGCGGTTGGGGCGGGTATGATGGACCATTTCAAGCTATATCATCTACAAGGTATAAACGATATGGCAATTATTACAAAGGGGCAGATGCTTATCCGGAACCACAGGTATATAGTTGGGATTATAGATTTTTTGATTCCGACTGGCCGCTGATAAACAAAGACTGCGAAGCCGATGACATCATTAGGAAATTATCAGGCAAGGGCGATGCAAGATGGGTACATAAGTTTGTTTGGCATGATCCAGAATTTGTAGCAAAGGATGCAGCATTTGTTGAAGATTGTAAAGCTCTTTCGGTTGTATAATTTTACTTCTCGCTGTATTATATAGTATGGCTAAAGGACACAAATGAAAATTATCACTAAAGTAGGTAACTTGCTGGATATTAAAGCTGGACACATTGTCCACGGTTGCAACTCGCTTGGCGCAATGGGTAGTGGTGTTGCGTTAGCAATTCGCAACATGTATCCAGGTGCGTACGAAAGTTATCGTGCAACCTTTGACAACGAAGGTTTGGAAATGGGATGGGCATATCCTTACTGTCCAACACCAGAGCTTGTTATTTGGAATGCTATTACACAAGAATTTTATGGATCAGATGGCCGGAGATATGTTTCTTACGATGCAGTACAATATGCATTTAAAGAAATTAATGAAGCTATTCTTCACCCAGATGGACCTGCAAGTATTCCACAAGAAATACATATTCCGTTCATAGGTTCAGGTTTAGGAGGAGGATCGTGGGAAATTATTAAAGCTATCATCGAAGATACTTGTACTGTTCCTGTAACATGCTGGTCAATTAATGGTAAAATGCCAGACGGTAGTCCAGTTTAACAATTTTTACAACCAACTATTTAATAAAAGGAAATATATGTCTTACTATTTGAAACGTGGCGAAATTTTGTGGCCAACAGAAGAAGGCCAATTTGATGTTCGCAGCCAACTTCCAGCAGGCACATACACTGTTGGGCATGATGTGGAAAAGGGTTGGTTCCTGAGTCCAATCACTGATTTTGTTATCACTGGTAAAATCTATGGTAAAACAACACAGCAAGCCGAACGTATTATGAATACATTTCATAATCGGCCAAATAGTACCGGAGTATTACTGAACGGCGAAAAAGGTAGCGGTAAAACAATGCTAGCCAAAATGATTTCGCAAAAAGCTGCCGAGGAAGGCATTTCTACTTTGGTAATCAATACGCCATTCTGTGGCGACAGTTTTAATACTTTTATCCAATCAATCGACGAACCATGCGTTATCCTGTTTGACGAATTCGAGAAAGTATTTGATGACAAGCAACAAGAAGCCACGTTGACATTACTAGACGGTGTTTATCCAACCAAGAAATTGTTTGTGTTGACAGTAAACGACAAGTATCGCATCAACTCACATATGCGTAATCGCCCGGGCCGTATTTTTTACATGCTGGAATATAAGGGACTAGATGCAGCATTCATCGAAGAATACTGCAATGACAATCTAAATGCAAAGGAATACATTCCACAAATCATTCGCTTGACAATGCTGTTCGACTCCTTCAACTTTGATATGCTCAAAGCATTGGTTGAAGAAATGAATCGTTACAACGAAACGCCGAATCAAGCAATGGAAATGTTGAATGCTAAACCGTTCGATGCAGGCTCTGTTCGTCACCATGTTAGTTGCTTTATCGATGGCAAAGAAATTACAAGTGGTTTCTGGCCCTTGTCTATTCGTGGCAATCCAATTGCACAAGATGACTTGGAATTTTATATCGACCTTCCAACAAGCGACGACGACGACGACGACGAAGAAGAAGATAGCACTAGTGACCGGATTGAGCTGCATGTTAGCCAAAACAATTTGAAGAAGATTGATGCTGAAGCTGGCACTTTTACTTATATCATGAATGAAGATAAACCAAATACAACAGTATTAGTATTTACTCGTGAAAATCAATCTAAATCAACGTATAAATGGACGGATGCATTTTAATTAACAATAGGGCAGTAATGTCCTATAATTTTATTACTTACTAAACAACTAAAGGAAATTATGTACCGTAAACTAATCTTTCTCGCTAGCTTACTCTGGTGTATGAATGTATATACAATGCCGAAACCTTCGGAAGTTAATGCAGCAGAAGCACACGGTGATTTTGCTACAGCAGAAGTACTATTAAAACAAGTGATTACCGAAAAACCAATGTCAAGTAGAGCTCATAGTGATCTAGGTGTATTATACGCCCGGGAAGGTAAGGTGGACTTTGCAACAATTGAGGCAAACAAAGCAAGACAGCTAGATACAGATGCGTTAGCAGTTATAGAATCTAAGAAGGTTTTAGATTCAAAAGCAAGTTCTGAATTATTATATGTATTGTTTGGAATCCCATTTGTAGGTATCGGAATCTGGTGTTTATATATGCTATACACTAGGTTTCGTAAAGTCCAAAAGGTACAAGATTTAGAAATTTTAGAATCCAAAGGTAAGATGATTAAGTTGCTTGATATGATTAAACAGCTAGATGATTCTGCATTAATTGCAAAGACTGCTACCTACCCCGATGCAGAAAAAGTTCAAATTGTCAAACTTATTACTTCTTTACAGGTACAAGTGCGTAATATGTTAGCTGACATGAAAGATGGAGATAATATTACACAAAATCGACTTTCTACAATGAAATCATATGTTGATGCTTCTGTAAATCAAGCAATTAATGGGTTACCTGCTGCAATTAAACAAGCTGTTGATAAAGAAGAGGACACAACAGCATGGGGCGCGCCACGTTTTACAGGTGGCGGCGACTTTGGTGGACCAGGGTATCGTAAGTATGGACATACTGTTGTTCATAACGAACCTGCCCCAACTGTTATTCATCACTATCACGACACAGCACCTGCACAAGTTGCTCCAGTAATTGTGAACAACAGTGGCTCAGATATGTTGACAGGAATGATGATTGGTGAAATGTTGAGTGATCATCACGACAGGGCAGTAGTTGTTGAACGTGAACGTGATTCCTACGAACGTTCGCCACGTAGTTCACGTGACGACGATAGTGATTCAAGCTCTAGTAGCGATAGTTACTCATCTAGTTCAAGTGATTCAAGCTCTAGTAGCGATAGTTACTCATCTAGTTCAAGTGATTCAAGCTCTAGTAGCGATAGTTACTAATAATTAATTCAATATAAAGGAAATATTATGTCTTTACTGAGTAAAATGTTTAACTCACTAAGTGGTGCAGCCAACGATGTAGTAGATGCACATCAGAATTTGGGTGCTAATGCACGTCAAAGTGTACGTGAGCTAGATACACAGCTTCAAGAAGCGGATTCTGCATTAATTGATGTACGTGCTGAAGCAGAAATTCTAAAAGGTAAGAAAGAAAAAGGTGAAGCTGAGGTAGCTAAATGGCTACAAGCTGCAACGAATTCTGCAGGTAAGGATGACGGGCTAGCTAAAGAGTGTTTAGTTAAAAAGGCAAATGCTAAAACTGCACTTGATGCAATCGTATCTTCTATTAATAAGTTCCAACCAACTGTAACTGCTTTAGAAACTCGTATTACAGATTTACGTAGTCGTCGAGATAGCTTGTCTAATCAAGCTGATTTGATCGGTGTACGTAGTGAAGTAGCAGATGTCGAACTTAAAGCTGCAACTATATTAGGTGCAGTAGGATCAGCTACGAGCCTGTCATCACAAGAAGATGCACTAGTACGTAAGGAAGCAAAAGCTCATGCTGCCACTTCAGTTGTAGCAGATCGTTCGGGCGAATCCCTTGAGGCGCGTGTTGCTGCATTGACATCGGGTCCAAGCATTGACGACGAACTGGCAGCACTAAAGGCATCTAAGTAATCATTACCACTTGACTGCATAACAGTCGTATTATATAATTAGGGCATGTATTAAGTTACATGCCCTAATTTTGTATAAGGAACGGAAATGATAGTATCTGCTTATAAATGTCCACACACTGGTAAACTGTTTAGTTTAGCAGACAAAGCCGAATATAAGAAACATGTCAATCACCATGCTGCTATATTGCGTAAGGAAATAAAATTTGCAAAAATAAAAGTAGGATTTGCTAATTGGCTTTCTGCGGAAAAATTAAATATTCCTACCGTCGAAGATATTGCTCCATGGTTCATGAAAAATCAGCAAGAGATAATGGCCGGGCATACAAGAAACAATTATTGTTCAAAAACTCAAAGGACTAATATGATTACTATCCCAATCAATGAAGTATTGTATCAATATTGTTGTGCTACTCAATATCATATTAAAGAAGCGGAAGCAAAGAATGAAGATCCCGACTTTACAAAGTTGGATGATGTAAATGTACTGTTCATATGTGATTCAAATACAGGATTAGAATCAGCAGAAACATTAGAATTTCCGGACGAGCAATCGTTATTATTTTTTAAACTAAAGTGGGAAGTATTAGCAGGTAAAGTGAAATGAGTGCCTGGGATCACTTACCTAATTCAGAACATATAGATCGAATTATCAGGATAATCATGACTTCTACTGATTATTGGAAGAAACGGGGTAACAAAGAATACATCAAAGTTTGGGATCTGGTCGCGGCGGAATCAACAAAAAGTGGTAGAATGAAGTACGTATTTATTGCCTGGGAAGAAATTTGGGATATACTTGAACGTCAAGACATCAACGAATATAATGACCTTACTTACGAATATAGCCGTGGAATAATTCTTGCATTGGCTACATTTGATGACTGTGCATATATGATTGACAGTGATCCCGATGAGCTTGACTTGCTTGGTATGCTTGGAGACTATCGAGCAGTATTATTGAAACCTTATGCCGAATATTTATTGACTATCAACGCTGAACTATAGCTTGGTCCAAACATACACAGCATTGCCTGAATTCCAATATCGATCAAACTCATTATTCTTCATATTATCCCACTCCGATAATTCTGGGTCAAAGTTAGTTAATATATTCGCTAATTTGTGTTTTTGGTATTTAATTCTACTCTCAAATGTTCGATAATTATGTGTATAAGAGTACGATGCTCCGTTATTTCTTATATGCTTAAATCCAAGTTTTTCATAGACAGTACCTGTTCCCCATCGTAGATCACAGAATGATACTATATCGCTAGCACCCAAATTATTTATTGCAAATTTAAACATTTTAGATGCTCCGCCAACTACATTAATATTCTTAAGATTACAAAATCTTAGTAGTTCGTATTGATAATTATTATATCTAGATTTACCAAAGCTCATTGCTGCAACAATCTGATTATCGTGTTTTAAGCCCACATAAAAAGATGCTCCTGTATTACCTTGTATATGATTGTCTTTGAAAAATTTAATTGCATCTTTTTTATCTAAAATCGAAATAACGGTCTTTCTTCCATACAAAGTAGTGTTTACTCCAACAAATGATGAAATACGTGATTTTACTAGTTCCTGCTTATCTTTCCACTCCAAATCTAAGATATGATATAATTTTATACCTTTAGATTTAGCTAAGACATCTTTTTCAATATGGTAATTTACTTTACCAGAAGAATTTTCTGAATGCCAGAAAATACCATCATATTCAATTCCAATATTTAATTCCGGTAGGTAGATATCAATTTCTTTACCGTCTAAAACTTTCCGATCATTTAGTAATATAGTGCCACTATATATCGATTTAATAAAATCAAATACTTGCTGCTGTCCAACATTTGGGTGAATATCGATGCCAAAGTTTTTAAATTGTATGCATAATTGAGTATGACCTATATTTAATTTGTTTGCAATATCCTTTATACTTACACCGGGCTTGTATAATTCAACTAATTCTAATTTATTGTATTTAACAAAATACGATTCGTCACTAAAATGCGATTGGCACTGACGTATCCTACCATATTTTTTCTGATGTGTAGAAGTAATTTTATCTTTGGTCTCTTGTAAATAACTAATATTCGTTACTCCATATTTTACAAGTATAGTATCTTTAATATCGTCTTGAACGATTTTTGAAAGGAAAGGATTATTAACACCAAATTTTTCAATCATTTTTTCTTGATAGTTTGTTTTGGCTGTGTCTGTTATTAAATATGTCTTTTTACCATATTTTTTAATACATGTTGCTACTATCTTATCTTTTACAGTATCACTGTTATGAGCACATTTTGATGAGCAAAAAAATCTATAGGAGTTATTCTTTATATTCCAGTTGACTTGCTTGCCACAGATACAGTACTGTATATGCATATTGTTTAGCAAATGCCACAACCTCTGTTTGGTGGTGGCAGAAGATAAGAAATTTGTATTATCGATAAGAAATTTCATAAAATCTTTATTTTTTATAAAATTTCTTAACTCGATATAATCGGAGTTAGCTAGTTGTAATTGTTGTATAGTAGGTATCATACCAGTACTTATCTCTTTTACCTATTGCGGGCGCTAATACAGAATTTACCAGTTGACAGTATTAACTGTAAGTAGTATTATACATACATACAGAACAGTAACACAAAGAAGTTTTTATTTTTAACACAACGGAGAACACATAATGGCATTAGATACACATCGCACTGAACGTCCAAAGGATGTACGTACACTTTTAACACGTTGTATGAAAGTTGGTCGACCAGCAATGATATGGGGGCCACCGGGCATTGGTAAGTCCGAACTGATTGCAGAAATTGGTATTGAGACAGGTCGACCAGTTATCGATATGCGTTTGTTGTTGCTTGAACCAACTGACATTAAAGGTATCCCATACTTCGATCCAGATACAAAAACAATGAAATGGGCACAACCTGCAGACTTGCCAACAGATGAATACATGGCAGATGCAATTTTGTTTTTGGATGAAATTAATGCTGCACCACCAAGTGTACAGGCCGCAGCATATCAATTGATTCTAAATCGTCGTGTTGGTGAATATCATTTGCCAAAAGGTGTGTCGATGGTATGTGCAGGTAACCGTGATAGCGATAAAGGTGTTACATATCGTATGCCAAGTCCGTTGGCTAATCGACTGGTTCATATCGAAATGAGTGCAAATTTTGAAGATTGGCAAAAATGGGCAATCGGTGCTCGTGTACATCCAGATGTAGTTGGTTTCTTGACACATCATAAACAGAAATTGTTTAACTTTGATTCCAAATCACCCGAAAAGGCATTTGCCACACCGCGTTCGTGGGTATTTGTATCGCAGCTAATTGGTGATGATTTGCCAGAGTCAATGAATACTGCACTAGTGGCAGGAACAGTAGGAGATGGTCTTGCGGTTGAGTTTGCACAGCATCGTAAGGTTGCATCGCGTATGCCTAAGTCAGAAGATGTATTGATGGGTAAAGAAAAGACTCTGAATGTTAAAGACTTGAGTGCAATGTATTCGTTGACGATTTCTATGTGTTACACACTACAAGAATGGGTAGCAAAGTCTAAAGAAAAAGAAGACGGGTTTGGCGTCAATGAATGGCATGAATGTGTCGATAACTTCTTTACTTTCATGATGGATAACTTCCAGACTGAAATGATCGTGCTTGGTGCTAAGACAGCTTTGCGCGATTACCAACTTCCGATTAATCATCGACAGTTAAAGACGTTTAAAACATTCCATGAGAAATTTGGAAAATATATTTTAGAGGACTGAAATTCCATCCAAAATATTTTCTTAAATATTAAAAAGCCCGCCCTTAGCGGGCTTTTTCTTTAGTATAGAATTTGACTTATCATGATAAATATGCTATATGTATGTTACTGGAGAAAAATTAAATGCCACGAATAAAATATGCCGGGGCCGATGGAAAGAATCATTATTATTTTCCTGACATTTATATCCCAAAAGATAATTTATTAGTAGAAGTAAAGAGCCAATATACATATGATGGATTTACCGGTTGGTTAGATACAAATCTTGCTAAACAAAAATATTCCATACTAGCCGGATACAATTTCAAATTTATGATTATGACACAGAAATAACCACTTATCTTATCATAATTTACTTGTTCAAAGATCTAAGTTGACACCGGTAGTCGAATGTGTTATAAATACAGTATGATAGAAAAATTAAGAGAAGCATGGCAACAATTTCAACCGAACTCATTTACAGTAAGCCTGCGGAAACAGATGCCCGATGTATATGCGTGGGTAATCGATCAGCCATATATAATTGCGACAAAAACAGTCGCAGCCAAGGCATATACACTCTTGTACCCAGTAGCACCTAAGTGCGAAAATACAAATTGTGAAAACACCGTAACCACATTAAGCGGCAGCAAATGGTCAAGTTATTGTTCTAACCAATGCAGGGGCCAGTACAATTCACTTAAGAGCAGAGATAAGGCAAAATTAACATCTCAGCAGAACTGGGGAGTCGATAATCCAATGCAACATCAAGTAGTTAAAGATTTAGTAACTACATCTATGTTAGCAAATCACGGAGTCGCTCATGCCCTTCAATCGACTACAATTTATGCTGAACGAACTAAGACTATGCTTGCCCGACACGGGGTTGAACATGCTGCCCAATCCCCTGTAATTCAGGCGCAAACACAGAGTGACTGGATTAAGAAATATGGTGTAGATAATCCGATGAAGCTTATAATAATTAAGGATAAGGTGTGTACAACATGTCGGGATCGGTATGGAGTCGACCATGCCCAGCAGGATCCTGCAATAAGATCTGCCACTGAAAATACAAATATGGAAAGATATGGACATAAGTGCGCTTTTCAGAATGAGGAAGTTAAAGCAAAGTCGAGTGCAACAATCTATAAAAGATACGGGGTAGCAAATGTATCCCAGTCACCCATAATACATAGAAAAAAACTGATTACTTCATTCAAATCTAAAACATTTGTACTACCGTCGGGAAAAATAATAAAACTTCAAGGTAATGAACCACAGGCTCTAAAAAGATTATTGGCCTATTTTGCCGAGAATCTTTTCTCGTTCGACTGCGAGACATTTGCGTATATATTAGATGGTAAGGCGCACATTTATCTCCCAGATTTTGAATTGTTAGATACAATTATAGAAGTAAAAAGCGATTACACATATTTGGCCGATCTAAATAAAAATTTACAGAAATTTAATGCCGTGATAGACAAGCGTGGCCATATGATATTGATTATGATTGAAGCCGGCCATATGCAAATTATCCCGCTTTCGAAAGATATCCAAAATTTCGCCAGTCAATTCGAAGATTGCAAACAGCTTTATATAGTAGATGATACTTTTGTAAATCTATATTTCGAAAATTCAAAATTAGCAGTAAAATTTTTTGATCCACGATTTGAGAATGATAAAATATATACCGATATATACGATAAGAGTAAACTAATTACTAAGTTTGAAGACTTGGGAATTCAACTAATGTTTGTAGATATAAATTACCTTAAGAATAATTTTTTATCGTTGTCTAACACATTACGGGCGAAAACCAATAAAAATATCGAAAGGCTATTTGCAAGAAAATGTATAGTAAGGAGTTTGATTGCATCTGAGGCTCGAACCTTTTACAACGCCCATCACATACAAGGATTTGCCGCCGGAACATACCATTACGGGTTATTCTTCCAGGATCAGTTAGTCTCTGCCATGAGTTTCTCTACCCCCAGAAAAGGCATCGGTAGAGCCCGGGTGAATGGTTCATACGAGCTAAGCCGATTTGCGTCGTCTGTGCAGGTGATCGGTGGGGCAAGTAAACTAATGAAATATTTTGTAAAGGAAATTTCTCCTGTCGCTATATATTCCTTCTCTAATAATTTCTATAGTAAGGGTGATCTTTACCAAAAACTAGGGTTTACATTAGAGTCGAATGTACTGCCGTCGTATTCATATCTTGCACCAAATTCGTCAATTTTAGAACATCGATTCGGATATACCAAACATAAATTAAAAAATATGCCGTACTATTCTGACGATATATCGGAAAAAGAAATAATGGAAAAGAACGGATATGTAAGAGTATATGACGCCGGTAAGAAATCTTGGATACTATATTTTTTATCACTTGATCTATCTTAAATATATGTTATACTACAAGTATGACTAAATCAGAACAATTTAAGCAAGAATTCCTGGCACTGTTGTCTAAATACAATGCCGAAATGAGGGTACGCGAATATTCTGCATCATGGCATACTTGTGCAGATGGTGTTGATTTTGATTTGGATGGCGAAACTATCGACGATGAATATGTAATCTATCCAACCGTCGAGTTTGGTATGTATACTACCGGAAATACAAAATAATGGCACAATACTCACTTAAGGTGTTTTACGAAACAGAGCAACTAGAGCGTTTCGAACATAGAACAAAGGCTAAACTTGTTTCTATACTATCCCACCCAAAATATGATCGAGTGGGACAAACAGGTCCATTTGGTGAGGAGATGAAACATCCAAACAGATTTGAAATTTTTGATACAGTACGAGAAAAACTTTATCAAGGAAATATAAAAGAAACATTGGCATTCATTGGGACACTGAAATGATAAAAGTGGGCAACAAGATAAAGATCTTACGTAAAGATATTTTTCATTTACAGCACCGATCAAATAGGAACGGTACTGTGACTAATATCAATGGCGGATACATCACAGTTAAACCAACCTGGGTTAAGTGGGAAATTGGATTATTAATAAATGAAGTTAAAGGATTAAAATGACAACAGCAGTAAAGTATATAATTTTGGAAGGCCGTGACAGATTTACATTTACGAACAATGTAAATACACACTTGGACGAAGGATGGCAATTATATGGCAGTTCTACTACGACTACAGTAGTTCTAGGACATAATACTGTAACAACTTACTTCCAGGCATTAACTCATACTAAATAACTAATGTTAGAACAACTTAAACAATTATGGACAACCATATCGCATAGATCATTTTCTATAGTATTAAGAGCAAAGCATCCGCTCATTTATGCGTGGGTATTAGAATCCACTGACGAGAATTTTGAAACATTCAGCGAAAGAGTCCAGTGGCTCATTAATCCGATTGAGCTAATGTGCATCAATGGAAAAAGAAAAAAATTCTCTGCCGCGAGAAGTGAATACGGTTTTTGCGGTAAACCGGGCGCCTGTGAATGTCATATGAATGCAATCGCGTTGAGATCGGGCAGTAGTGTATTCGGAACAGATGCTTTTTTGGAAGACCGTAAAACAACATGGACAAAAAAATACGGTACCGATAATCCACAAAAATTAAAATCATATAAAGATGCTGCGATTCTAAGAAATACGGGTAAAAAACATGCAGATAACAAAATAAAAGAATATGTAGAAAAAGGGTATGACACTGTAGTAGAAAGACTAAAAGATGTAGTAACGCCAAAGTTCATAATTAATGAATACAATGGATCATCGAGGCATAATGTTTATAGATGGGAATGTGTTAAGTGTAAGAAGGAGATATTGTCTCATATCGACTACGGGACAGTACCGAGATGTTCTGCATGTAATCCAAAGCAAATATCAACCGGTGAGCAGGAGTTATCGGATTATATTAAATCACTGGGTATAGATGTTGAAACAAATACAAAGAAAATAATTGCACCGCAGGAATTAGACATATTCATACCCTCGGCTGGTATAGCGTTCGAATATAATGGATCCTATTGGCACTCGTCAGCAAAAAAGGATAAATTTTATCATGTTGACAAATATCTTTTGTGTAAAGAAAAAAATGTCCATCTTATACAGATTTTCGAGGATGAATGGCTAACTAAGAAGGATATAATTAAATCGCGAATACGCAGTATATTAGGTGTCAGCGATAAAATATACGCCAGGAAGTGTGAAGTACGGTCTATAAATGGTACAACGTCACGAAATTTCCTTACCCAATATCATTTACAAGGGTATGTATCATCTTCCGTAAATCTAGGTTTATATTTCGAGGACAGATTAGTTGCACTAATGACATTTGGTCTTTCGAGATTCAATAACAGAGCCGGATACGAATTGTTGAGGTACTGCTCTGCCGGGACAATTGTGGGCGGTGCCTCAAAATTATTTTCTTATTTTATATCTACATTTAATCCTAACTCAGTCATATCATATGCCGACAGATGTTGGTCCAATGGTAACTTATACCGGAAGATGGGTTTTATCGACGTCACAAAAGACTCAAGGAATACTGGATTTTTTTATGTGAAGGGCAACTCTAGGTATCACCGATCATCTGTAACAAAACAATTACTGGTTAAAAATGGTGGCGACGCGACGCTAACAGGCGACAATTTAGCTACGCAGGCTGGCTATCACAAAATTTATAATTGCGGAAATTATAAATTTTTATACGAATCGCCTGTTGACAATAAGAGTAAAATCAACTAAAATACATCATATACAAACAAAGGAGTAGCAAATGGCAATCGATAACAGTCCAGAAGCAGTTAAAGAACAACTTGTAAGAGCTCGTATTTCATTACTTTTGCAACAACCTTTCTGGGGTAACTTGGCTACAAGACTTATTTTAAAAGATGCTACAGATGATGACTGGTGCCCAACAGCGGCAACGGACGGTCGTTATTTTTACTATAATCGAAATTTTATCAGTAAATTAAATAAAGCTGAAACAGTATTCTTGGTAGCTCATGAGGTTGAACACTGTGTTTATGATCATATGAGTCGTCGAGGAAGTCGTAAACCTAAAATGTGGAATGCTGCCGCAGACTATGTTATTAATTACGAGCTGTACGAGCATAATGTTGGTAAACTTCCAGATCCAAAAACATCTGGTGTACAGGCATGTTTTGATGCAAAGTACAAAGGAATGTTTGCAGAAGAAGTTTATGAACTGTTGTTGCAAGATCCGAATAGTAATTTCCCAGAGTTCGATATACATCTTGAGCCGGGTGACGGTAAGGGCGAGCCGATGACAGCAGAAGAACGTCGAGTATTGGGCGATGAGATTCGTTCTGCTGTTATGCAGGCAGCAAAGGCAGCAGGTGCTGGTAATACTCCTGGCGGCGTAAAACGCATGTTAAAGGATTTGGTTGAGCCACAGATGGACTGGCGAGAAGTACTAAATATGAAAATTCAATCTATGATTAAGAATGATTTTACATGGAGTCGTTGTTCACGTAAAAGTCAATCAAGTGGAATTTATCTACCTGCATCTAAAGAAGATGTACGTGTAGAAGCAGCAGTATCAATTGACTGTTCTGGCTCAATGAGCGAACCTATGTTACGTGATTTACTAAGCGAAACTAAAGGTATTATGCAGCAATTTCGAGACTTTAAACTACGAGTATGGTGTTTTGATACTAAGGTATATAATGAAGTATTGTTTACACCGGACAATATTGATGAAATCGATGACTATGATATTAAAGGTGGTGGTGGTACTGACTTCATGTGTAATTGGACTTATATGAAAGAAAATGATATTGTGCCAGAGCGGTTCATTATGATGACTGACGGATATCCTTACGGATCATGGGGCGACGAGAATTATGTAGACACTTTGTTTTTGATTCATGGTGATCCTGGTCATCGATTGGTGGCACCGTTTGGCATGACAGCATGGATCGACGCTCCTAGCAAGTAATATTTTCATCTAAGAGATATTTAATAATAAAACACTTGCGATCCTTGTATAGAATCGCAAGTGTTTTTCGCAGGAAGCAGAATATTGCTAGTAGTATCTAACTTAGATAAAAATTTAATATGTATAACAACCCTAATATATCGAGAAGATACTGTAGTAATCATATTATTAATATAAAATTGTTACTAACAACTATCTAATGACGATAAATATCGTAAAGGATAGCTAATGTCAACATCATTATTTTATAAAATTAAATCAAATATTAACGAAGATAAGCATCGTATTATAGAATTATTCTTTATGGACTTTATAGATAATATTTGTGGTAATAAAACTTTTTATAAAGTTGAAAGAGATGTATATCAACATTGGGCCCAGCTTCCATATCGAGAAACTTTTCGTATAGACTTTGAAAGAAATGAAGACAAACTTGCAATTTGTCTCAGAGGTATACCTCCCGAATTTCAATTATATTTAGAACTTGTTGATCAGTAATTCTACAAAATATTTAATTAAACTACCAAATACTAAAATTACCAGGAGAACGAAATCGATGTTTTGATCTTAAATGCAGATGGCCAACCATTATCGTGTGTCCCACTATCTGTTATATCTTGGCAAGATGCAATGCGATTAGTTTTTCAAGGTAAGGTTAAAGTTATTAAATCTTATGATAACTGGAAAATACGGTCGCAATTTTTAGAAATAGATGTACCGTCCATTGTAATTATGTCTCAGCAGGCTAAATGGAATAAAGAATTAAAATACAGTCGTACTAATGTATATTTACGCGATAGCTTTACTTGCCAGCTACAGATTACTAATAAATGCAAAGAATTACATGGAAAGGTTAAGGTATCGGAGTTAACACTTGATCATATTGTTCCTAGATCTTTAGGTGGTAAAACAAATTGGCTTAATATAACGACCTCATGTAAAAACTGTAATGGCGAAAAAGGTGCAGATGAAACTATTGTTCCTAAAAAGAAACCTCATCGACCAACCTATTATGAAGTTTTATCAAAAAGAAAGAATTTACCAATACATATTCGAGATGAGGAATGGAAACACTATTTAGGCTGGTCTGATGAGTTGGTAAAGATTATACCTCAACCAACCGGATATGCTAATAAATAGTTTTGTAAATAATGAAAACCCCTTAAAGGGGTTTTTTATTATAGAAAATTTCACAATTCGGTAAAAATATAAAAATTTATTGCCAATAAATCTTTATATTTAATATTATTTCATTATATCGTTGAAATAAATGCCAATTTATGCCACGAATATAGCCTATTACTATTCATAAAGTATAAATAAGTGTGTACAGAATCATTCTTACACTTAATTTTATAAACCCACTGGAGAAGTAAAAATGGCAAAAAATAAAAAAGCAGCAGCACACGAAGTAGATACAACAGTAGACACAGTAGCAGAGACAGTAGCAGAGACAGTAGCAGAGACAGTAGCAGAACCTACGACATCAGTAGAACCAGTTCAGCTTACAATCGCTGATTTGCAATTGCTTGCTCGTATTGTTGATTTGGCTTCGCGTCGTGGCGCATTCCAAGCGGCCGAGATGTCACAAGTCGGCGATGCATATAATAAGTTGACTGGATTTTTGTCGTATGTCGAAAGTACTCAGACTGCAGAATCAGTATCAGAAGATACGACAGTAGAAGACGAAGCGGTATCAGCATAATCAAAGGGGTTCGCCCCTTTTAAGGAGACCTCAATGGCCTTGGAAAATTTAAAAAAACACGCTGGTGTGTTAGGAAACACCGGAGTTCGTGTAGCAGTAGTATTTAGAAAACTTCCTAATGATGAAGCTAACTGTCTTATTGTTGAAACTGAAAGGTTACCTGATAGTTATCATGACTATTTAATTCAATGTTTAAATTCCAGAGAAGCAGTAGAAACTAATGACTTCTACGAAATTCTTAATCGAAGAAGTTTTCCCGATGGGCTAAACTGTTTGACAGCTTTACACCAGCGTGGATACTTACGTAAAGAACCGGTAACAAATATTAAAATGATTCCGTTACCCGGGCAAGAAGTTCCGTTAGCTCTTATCAATGCCACTATCGATAAAAAGGTGGACGAGTATATAGCTAAACAACAGAATGCTGTAATAGCGGCGCCTGTTGATAATGCAGAAATTATCGAAGCATCTGTTGCAGACCCTGTATCCCTTGCAAAAGGTCTTATCTTACAGGCCGAACTACTTGAAAAGGATGCTCTAGCTAAACGCGAAGAAGCTTATACGTTAGATCCGGAATCGAGACCAGGTCGAGGACGTCCTGCATTGCAAGAAGATGCAAAAGCAGCTTCTTTAGAAGATCGAAAGATTAAACGTAGAGAGCGTGACCGTGCTAAAGCGGCGGAACTTAAAGACTCGAAGAAAGAAGCTATCATCGATAGTAAAGTTGCTGCAAAACTTAAACGTGATGCTGCAAGAGTTACACTGGGTTAATATATAAAACAGGGAGATTAATCTGTCCTGTGTTTACATAAATACATATATAGGTATCCGGAGATGGTGAAATGGAAAAAAAATCAACCACGAGTTTTAACATAGATCGTGCTATTAGCAGAATTACTAAACCTTCCGTTTTTGATAGAATAGTAAAAGAAATAGAAGCTAAAGAAATTCCTGTTAAGTATATAGAGCAAATCCTTGTACAATATCATGACGGTAACGTTGTTGAATTAAAAGGCGACGAGTTAATGCATCCTATCCCAGTTAATAAAAATGCTAATTGGGAAGAAGTTGGAGATTCATTTAAAAAGATGAAAGATGTAAAAATCTTTGTAAATACAGATAAATTAGAAAAAGATATAAACGAATTAGTCGAAGGTATTTTAGGCAAGTTCTGTTAATATAAATTTATTTGAATATAAATGACCCATGTAATTATGGGCCATTTTCATATCTTATAATTTCCCATTATAGTATTGTTGACTTTATCACTTAAAGTATGCTAAATTATAATCTATTTCAGGAAATAAATTTATGAATGAAAAAGTTTATGTTGAATTCTTATTTGATAAAAATAACTTAAACAAAATGTCTAGTTCACTTGTTGATCTAGGTGACGATTTTATACTTATATCATCAGATACTGATATCCAAATTGCTGACATATACGGTAATTTTATTTCATACTGGAGAATAACTGGTAAAATTAGCCTGTTAATGGTATCAGTAATTAAACTTAGTGACTCCTTTTTAAATAATTATATGAAAATATCATATATATCTTCCGAATTTAAAGATAGATATCGATCATGAAATATTTCTGGACATGCTGGATGACTAAAAGTCAACTTGAATCTTGTGGTGCAATAAATCTTAAACCCAGTAACTTCTCTGGGTCACTGTTTAGTCCATTACACTTAGTTTACGAAAACCATAGCTTTTGGCTATTTTGCGCTGATAATAGTTTTCCGGTATTTGTCAAACTTAAATTAGACAAAAGTGTTGCTGAAATTTCTGTCGATAGTTATTACAACGGAGTAAATTCGGAAAATGGATGCGATATTATAACATCTCAAAATATAATGACCTGCCAGCTAGATTTTTGATAAATAATAATATGACTATTATTACTTCCATAAATGCACTACCAACAAGCCCATATGCTGGGTCCGGACTAGTCGCGATCGTTATAACTCCAGGCGTACCAAGTTTCTTTCAAGTACTTGGTGTCGGTCTAAGTGATATTAGATCTGTTAGTTGGTACCCGGAACATCCTTCTAGCGTAAAATTCGAAACTCGACAACTAATTTTGGTAGATGATACTGAAGCCACATTTATGATAAGAGTAATAGATAATTATTTAAATATTAATGATCGTGCTGGTAAAGTTAGTTTTCAAATGAAAGACGGGTCGGCGTGGTCAGCTCCTGTAGTAACCTACGGACCAATTTCTAAAGGACCGCTTCAACAAAGTCCTGAATCAGGTTTAGTCACTGGGCTCGATTGACAAACTTTAGTACCGTTGTATAATGCTAATATGAAGAAATTATTATTTACATGTATTCTAATATTACTTACGGGAAACGTTAATGCTAAAGTTCGACGGTATGTTCGACCTATGTTAACACCTTCAGTTATTGTAAAAAGTTTTCTTGTTGCTACTAACGATGGTACAATATTAAAAGAACAAGGGATTAATACTGTAAGGCCGATTGCGTCTATTTCAAAACTAATGCTTGCACTACTGGTATCTAATCAAAATCTTAGCGAATCATTAGCAATACCTGCAGCTAGATCAGTTCAAAGTGGAATACCTAAGTATGCTAAGTATCTTACTCGGTATGAATTATTAAATCTTGCACTTATTAAGTCTGATAATTTTGCTGCACAAATTCTGTGCCTCAATCTTCCAAGATGTGTTCAGAGTATGAATGATAAAGCATTTGAGTTGGGGATGATAAACACCCACTACAATGAACCTACAGGATTAGATAGAGGTAATGTTAGTACCGCAAGTGATTTATTAAAACTTATTATTGCGGCCACATCTAATAAAACTATAACCGACATATCCAGTCGGCCTTCGGTAGAAATAATTATTTATAATAAGTCAATTATTATACATAATACTAATCCACTTACGAATACATTAAATATAGTGCTGTCTAAAACAGGTTTTACCGATCCGGCAGGCGGATGTCTAGTAATGGTAGTGAATACCGGGCAGACTAGCCGTATATATATTTTACTTGGTAGTAGAAATTCTCATACAAGAATCCCTGATATGTTAGCACTAATTAAAGAATCTTAATTCCTATAGACACTGACCTATTGCTGCTATACAATAAGCTATGTTTAAAATAACTTACATTACCACATTAGATAAAAAAGATAACGAGTTAGCATGGCTTAAAAGTATCAAAGTTTATCCTGCTTACAGAGATATATTTCGAAATGGAACTATTGTAGCAGCATTTGGTGTAATTGTTAATGACGAAACTGCACTTACTATTAAACTACGTCATAAATTAGATACACAACAGGAATACCCAAGATCTAGAGGGGCTAAAAGTAATGAGCTATAATCAGTATTATGTTAGGGTAGATACGAGAGAATTCGAAGATTATTGCCAATCTCAGAATTTACTTCATCTATTTAGAAGTATAGACTGGAATAGTAAAAAAGGAGACAGTTTCCTTTACTCAGTAACTATGCATGACGACGAAGCATTAAGAATGAAACTAACTTTTCAGTCAATTAGTATGTCAAAAATTTATAAACAACTAAAGGAATTAGTATGACCGAATACACATTTACATTTAATCCGGATGAAGAAGGCAAATTTCATCGATGTTTAGATCGTCTGGACCCGGATGAATATAAAACTATTAAAGATGTATTTCAAGTAAAACCTGAGGATGGTAAGTATAGCGATAAAGAAACAGTTTTGGAAATGGATGCAGAAGCTGCACTTACTTTTAGGTTAGGTATGAAGAATGTGAAAATTCGAAGGGCTCGTACTGAGGAAGAACTAGTAGAAGAAAAGCGTATTGAAGATCAACATAAGATTACGATTAATGTAAAAGTAAATGATATCGATGATATCGATAAAGTAGTATAATTAACTAATTCTTTTAATAGTATCTTTCTTATTAAATATAAGGTAAATAGTTTTATGAAATCATATATAAGTCTTTTAGTACTACTGGTATTTACTACGTCATCGCTTGCTATCAATCCGGCTATTTTGCAAATAAAGAATAAAGTATCTACAGAGACTAATTGGGTTCCTGTGTATTCTTATCATAGTGAGTATAATAAGCTATTTGTGGATACGAATAGTATAGATAGAGTAGAAGTAAAGGATAACGAAATTACTAGTGCATCTATTCTTGTAGTTCAAAATCAAGATAATTACGTAGAAGTTAGAGATACCAACAAGATTAAAAAAGTGTTATTCAAAAGTGTGCTGGTATTTGTAGCTGTAGATTGCAAACATAAAACTATGATGAATATTATTAATCTTTATTTTAGTATTAATATGCCACTTTCGTCTACAGTACCTATCTCAGTATACGAACATCCTACTACTAAAGATTCTGTAATTCAACTTGGTCGAGATAATTTTCTTTACAAAACCCTCTGTAATACCTCGACCTGAAAATCATTTACTAAATTCTTACATAAAACCTATTCTGGAATTTAAAGAATAGGTTTTCATTCTTAGATAAATTTCTAAATCTAAATTTTTATGTATTGACCTATTTAACTTTATTTGTTATACTATAAGTTAAATAAGAGGTATAACTATGAATTTTAAACTAATTACTTCTCGACAATTTGAAGACTTAGCCAAACTTTACCCTGTAATATTCGAAAAAAGTAAATTAGATTCATTTGATGTTGGGTTAGGATGGTATCCTATAATTGAGAATTTATTACAGTTAATATATGATGACTTAGATAATGCTAATATTAGATTGTCTTACATACGTGAACACAACACAAACAAAATGACGTTCGGGCAGTTTAACAGCGAAGTAGTAAAATGGGAATCAAAAGTTAAGACACTTACTGACGAAATTCCAGTAATTGTAGAAGTAAGAGAAAAATTTGGGGGACTAAGGTTTAGTGTTACACATGGATCAGAAGAACTAAAATCATATATAAAATTTGCCGAATCATTATCATTACGTACATGCGAATATTGTAATAATCCGGGTAAACCACGAAATAATGGTTATATAAAGACTCTATGTGATAAGCATGATCGATTAAGGGACTCGACAGGTAATTACGATGTATATGACGAGGATTTTGAGTAAATCACCTAGCTCGATCGAGTTTGATCGAAGAATTTCGAATTTATTTTATTTTCTTTGGCAAATCTGCAAAAATTAGTTATAATTAGCTCTATCTAGCAATTTAAGATTATAAAAGAATTGTGTTCTACCATAGAAAATTTACCGGAGATATATTATGAGAAAAGTGTTTAATACAATTATAGAAGTTCGTGATATGATCGATTCCTTAGATAATAGTAAAAAATATATTGTAGATATTCAGGAACTCGAAAACGATACTGGGTTCGAAGTAAATTGGCAAGAAGAAAAAATGTACACGTCGTTAGATGGACTTGTGTATCCTGATGAGTTTTGGATAACTGAAGCAGGAGATATGCTGCAAATCCAGGATATTACTCCGGAACATTGTAGAAACATTCTTCGTATGCTTATTCGAAATAATCGAAGTATTGCTGAATCAATTGAGGATTTTCAGTCTCAGATTGCAGATGTTTTACTTGCAATTTCGGCTGATGATCCTGGAGACGGAGTCGGATTTGGTATTCTACCACATGACGCCAAGCCAACACTGCATTAATATGATCACTTTACTTCCCGGATTTATTGCTATTAAAGATCCAAGAGCAATATTATTACCAGCATGTAAAATTTTTAACAAAGAAAGGGAATTATTATGACAGTAACTACATTTCGACATGTGTGTATTAAAGGCGAAGACGGAAATCAATATATTGTCCCTGTAACAATGGAACAACAATTTATTTCATCAAAAGAAAATATTATCGAATCAATGTGTGGATCGGACGTGTGGTTTGAAGCAACTGACGAGTTCAATGATATATTC